CGGTGATATTCAATGGAATGGACGCAGCCTAACTGAAATGTTAAAAACTATTGAAGATCGTTTGGCTATTTTGGTTCCCGATCCTGCCAAATTAGAAAAATATGAAGCCTTACGAAAGGCATACGATCATTATATTTTGTTAGAAAAGCTAATCGGAGAAGATTAATTTTTATAAATATAATCGCTTCAATCTTGCGCCGCGGCAAATATGATTATGTTAAATAGATAAAATTAAGGAATCATAATGTTAATTAATAAAGGTGTATCTACAGACGAATTAGTAACTATAAGAACTTTGTCTGGCGAAGAAATTATCGGAAAGTTAGTGGAAGATAATGATAAATTTATTTCTCTTAATAAACCCAGAGCATTAGTGGCTACGCAGAATGGAGCAGCTCTCGCACCGTTTTTATTTACAACAGAAGCAGAAACAGTTGCTTTTGCTAAACATGCATTAATGACAGCACCTTTGCCAACGGCTAAAGATGCTTCAGATCTTTATATACAGCAAACCACTGGTATAGCATTGGCCAAATAATATGGCAGATTTGACCAGTTCGACCAGCACAATTAATACTGCAGGAATAGAATACATTTCTATTCCGGCTAAAATTGTTATTGATTTATCTAAGGGATTTACTATGCAGACTATATATGATGACATAGTTGCACAGTACCCCACAGATCCTAATACCGTGGTCCTTGGAGTCTCTGTTCCTTATATTGGGTTGCCGTGTATATATACCGGAACTATCGACCCCATAAGTATTATTAAAGATATTGCTTCCAAGTTATATGAAGAGGCTTTTAAAGCCATTATGAAACCTATATGGGATATTTTAGAAGCATTGTTTAATGCACTTAAAAAGTTTGGTTTAGGATTTTTAGATTTTTCCTTAGGAATATTTGATTTGCATGTCAGCGATTTATTCAGTCCAGATCTTTATAATAAAATAATTGATTCGATTAAAAACCTTTATTATAAAGAAAGAGATAAGTTAACGTCGTTTTTATCTAAATTAGGAATAACTTTTCCCCTGTTTACTGAGATACAAAATCCTGCAGAAGAAATTAAAAGAATCGCACAAAATATTATGGTCAGCCTATGGGATGCATTTTGGAAAATTGTCAACAAGATTACTGCTTTAATCCATACAGGACTATTAGCATTTGACATTGCAACCTACAAAATTCCCACGTTGTCAGTTTTATGGCAAGAATTATTTGATGCGACTATTGGGAAAATTATTAGTTATTTCACAACACCGTTTAGTATTGATGATCTAATCAATAGAATGAAAGAATTAGCCAAATCGATCACCGGTAAATTAGAAGTTACTTTTGAAGATCTAATAAATGTTGTTAAAAATTTCAAATTGCCTATTTTTGGTTTTCCATTGGATTGGAAATTGCCTATCAACCCTAAAGTATTTCAACCTAATATTGATTTTCATCAAATAATTACAGATATGAAAAGATGGATCAATAATTTCATAGTAAACATAATTAAGAAATTTATTGAATTAATTGGAAAAATATTGTCTGTATTTGGTCTTAATTTTTTGTTACCTAAATTTGAAATTCCTATTGGTCTTTGTGCAGTTAAAATTCCTACATAAATAAAATAAAAGGAGAACCGCTGTGGAGATCCGAGTAGAAAAAGAAACTATTTGGCATTTTACCTGCGGTAAATGTAAAGGCTGGTGGAGCATAGCCAGTATGGATGACTGGTATCCAAAAAAACTATTCTGCACACATTGTGGCGAACCCTGCTATAATATCGAAAAGAAAGATAAAAAAAACTAAATTTGGATAACGGATCCTATTCGAATCTATTATTGTATCTTGACATTCTGGTAAAATTTTGCTATTATTTTTTTCATGATTAATACTCTTACCAATACAGAGCCGAAAACAATACCCATCTTAAATATGTCAACGGATGAGGCAGATAAACTTATCAAATTGAATTCTGAGTTAGAAAAAAGAATGCAGGAAGGAGAATTTGATAAGATTGATTTGGAATACGCATGTCGGGTTGCTCGTACGGTTTCCAATTCAAAAATTACTTCTCGATGGTGGGAGAGATTATTAGCATACCATTTATCATGGGAAACTGATCCTACGTCAACCGATGGCAAAGATTATGGTGATTTGTTTGCAACTGGTAAAATTTTAGGTATTGATAATATTGAATTAAAAACAAGCGAAAAAGAAGGAAGTGGTCATATTGGCGGACAACAAATGCGCTTTTATGAGGACATTCCTTGGTACATGTTTGTTAAATTAAATCCTTATGATAATAATGGTTTTCGAATCTTTATGCTTCATAAAAATGATATCCATGATGAAATTTTTAAACACAAAAGTATGTTGCCCGGAGTCAGTCAAGGATCCGGTAAAACAAAAAACAAAACAGATGATCAACGCCGCCTTATGATACAGGAAACTTTTGACAAAAAGAATGACATCCTTTGGGGATTTGGTGTTAACATGTCAAGTAAAGGTCAAAAAGAAGCATGGGATCGCTGGCAAAGTAAGTATGAGACAACGATAGATGAACTAAAAAATTGGAATGCGTTTAAGGAGAAAAATCTTGGAATTTGATTATTGCATTAGTAATCCTGCATTTAATGTAGCAGAATCAAATAATATTGCAGGTACAGGCGGCAATACAACTCTATATAAAACAGCTACACGTAATAATTTTAAAAATCATCTAAAGAATAACGGAACACTAATCAATATTACCCTTAAGGGAATTATCCCCGATTTAATAAACGGCTATTTTAAAAATTATCAAGTAAATTGGATACACCTAATGGATAATATTGATATATGGCCTTACAACACCTGTATTTTTTCTGTCAGCAAAACTCCCCGAAATTCGCCTCCGGTGATTCTTGGCGGACTTGCTGCTAAAATATATAGCCCAATACCTTCTGATTGTTTTGATTTCGTTTATTATAGCGGAAGTAACAATGGAATGAATAAAAAGTTCGGACCAAATAAGAAAAATAGGGTAATTAGACAACTTCCCGGAAAAGGTAGAGATACTGCGTCATATGATTATACAGACGAGGAAATTCCCAATGGTCCTAAGTTTGCGTTTTATACAATGGAGAGTCGTAAAAGTTATTTGGTAACTTCAGATCCTGTATATGGAGGTACTATCTGTTATGTTCCTTTTTCTACAGAAGAAGAAGCTAAAAAACTAAAACTTTTTGTAGAAAAAAATCCTGTATTTTCTGAATATGTAAAACGTATGAAATTTCGAGGCCATGCATTTGGATTGCGCAATATGCGCAAATTTGATATAAATCAAATCGAAACAGGATTAGAAATTCCTAAAGAATGGAATATTACTGACGAAGATATGATGTCTCCGATAAAATTTGAAAATGACACGATCGAAGATCGTAGCCGTGTTAAAGGATTTGGGGAGGTTTTTACTCCTACTAATTTAGTAAAATTTGTTTTAGATCTTCTGGAAAAATATGACCCTAACTCATTAAAAAATCCAGAAAATACATTTATAGATTCAATGTGCGGAAATGGTCAATTTTTAAAAGAATTTTTAGAGCGTAAAAAAATACATGGGTCAACAGTCGAACAAGCGTTGTCAACAATCTATGGTGTGGAAATTATGCAGAATAATGTAAATTTATGTCGTGAAAGACTTCTTTCTGGTCAAGAATCTTTTCAAAATATTGTAGAAAGAAATATTATATGTGCTGACGCATTAACTTATGATTATAATTTTAAAGAATTTGAAGTATTATAAATAAATTTAATGGTAGTAAACTTTTAACTAAAGGTGTTTTGGATCCGGGTGCGATTCCCGGCATCTCCACCAAATTAAGGGAACTGGAAACTTGTAATCTCCAGTTTTAAACGAAGAGACTTCTCTCGCCCACTATGGGGATGATCAGTTTCGACAGAGCAAGTAATAACCTAAAAGCTACCGGTGAGATGACTGACCTAATCAGCATAAAAACGTAAATGCAAACGATAACGCATACGCATTAGCAGCCTAAAAACTTCTATGCCGAGGTAGGAAACACCTTGTTAAATAAGACACCTGCTAGAGACTTCGGTCTCTAGCATTTTTATTCAAAGGAACAAAAATGAAAAAATTATTGACAACTTTAATTATTGCAAGTAGTCTAATTACAGCACCATCCTATGCAGGTGATGTTAAAACAAAGGATGTTAAACTCTGTTATCATCCGATTCCTTTAACAGTAGGAATTGTTGTTGGGGCATTAACTGGAGGAGTTGGTGGATTGGTAGTTGGTGCACTCTTAGGTGAAGGCACTGCTCGAGTTGTTGAAAATGGTTCATTAAAGTGCGAGGAAAAGAAATGAAGAAGTTATTTTTAATTGCGGCTCTTTTAATTCCTCTATCATCATTCGCTGGTCCTAGAGAACATCATCATGAAGGTGGCCATCATGAATGGCATGAACGATATGGTAGTGGTAATGGATGGGCATTCTTTGGTGGATTAATTCTCGGCGGAATTATTGCCCACGAGGTTGACGGCCATTATTATGATCAAGATGATTATGAAGTAAGACGGATTACTGTTTGTAAAGACGTTCCGTTATATACCCGGTACGGTGATGTTTACGGTTATGAACGTCAATGCCATGAAGAATGGGTTAGAGTAAATTATTAATTGAATAAACAGCGACTTAATACTTTTATTTAATATGATAAGTGTAAATTGTCTACAGGATCTTAAGGTCCGTTTAATTACAGCAGGCTTTGAGATCAAAGGCAGTCGAGGATGGTATTTAGATACTATTCATGGCCGCTGGGGAATGGCACATGGGGTTGTTTATCTTAATTCACAACCTATTAAAAATATCAATGATGCGACTATTCCTGAAAAGAAGCCTATCGAAAAAAAGATTAAGAAACCGGCTGTAAAGGAAAAGAAGATAATTAAACGGGCTGTTAAAAAGAAAACAGCCAAAAAGGTTAAGAAAGGTAAAAAATAATGCATAATATGCTTTGGCAAATCGTTAAAAGATTACCCACAGATTACAAGGATTATGGTGGGGATGTTGAACGATGGAAAGAAGTTGAAGGATATTATCCTGATTGTGCAACAGGATGCCGTTGTTTTGTACCTTTAAAAGGTGAATTAGGATCAGATTGGGGGGTTTGTGCCAGTCAATTTGGCCCTCGTTCAGGGTTGCTGACATTTGAGCATCAGGCAGGATTTGAGTGTTTTAAATCCTGATTTAAGTTGACTGCCCAAATTTTAGCATATATAATATTGCATCCTATAGAAATGTAGGATGCCATTTTAAACACAGAGAGGTAAATTAAAATGAAGAAACTCGCAATTGCAACTTTGTTTGCTCTAGCCGCTGGCACCGCAAGTGCTGTTGATGTTGGTGTAGTTGGTGGTACAGATGTTCAGCACGGCACGACCGTGGACAGCTATGGATTAACCGCTAGCCAGCATTTTGGCCCACTAAGTGCCACTGTTGGTGTTGATCGTGAAACCAACAGCGATACAACTAAGTTCAGCCTTCTTGGCGGATACGACTTTTACAAGTTCGGTTCTGCTACTGTTGCTGCTAAGGTTGGTGTTGCTCGTGTCGTTAACAACGAGGACGATGCCAAGGGTTATGCTACCCTCGTTGGTGCCGGAGTTACCGTTCCGGTCTCTAAGCACGTTGGTCTAACTGTTGACTATCGTTATCAGTTTGGCCAGGCCGCTATTAAGGATCTTAATGGCAGCACCGTTCTTGTTGGCGCCAAGTACTCATTCTAATTTTTGATTAGGTGAGAATAAAAAAGGGCCTTAACGGCCCTTTTTTTTGAGTTTAATTTCTATTAAACTTTACCCCACTTAGCAATAGCTTGATGATATTCCTCTCCATATGTCTTATCAATAGCCTGACGCATAGCTTTAGCACCTGCAATAGTACCGCCCGGATGTCCGTGTACAGCACCCCCGGCATTAGCCAAATAATCAATACCAGCGATTTCGGTAACACGATCTACTAAGCCAGGATGCATCCCACAACTAAGAGCAGGAACTGTATTTCCGGCTGTTAGTATTTCAATGCACTGTTTAACTTCTTCTGGATCGTCATTGCTATATCCGCCTACCATTCCTGTTTGAATTGTGTCAGCACCCATTAATGTAGCCAATTGACACATTACAGGCCAGCTAATACTAAATCTATGATTCTTATCTGTAGTTACTTTAGCACCACTACTCTGATAGTGTAGGTATAACGGTAAATCAAGTTTTCGAATACTGTTATAAGATCCGAACCCGCTAAACACATTAATATGCACGCCTGTTCCTCCTAATTCATGTACCCGCTTAACACGGTCAACTAATATATGTGGGTCGCAATTAATAGTGTGGCAGAATACAATCTTACGACTCTGTTTTGCCAAATAGTTAGCAATAATATCTACTCTGCGATCCAGCGGTGCACAAGCAGGATTGACCATGATCTCATCTTCCTTAATGAAATCAACTCCGCCATCTACCATTTGTTTAACCATCTCCAATAATACTTCTGGAGTGATACCAATCTTAGGCTTAACAATACTACCAAATAATGGTTTACCATATTGTCCGGTCATTGCTCTAAATCCTGACAAACCAAACTTAGGTCCTAGGAAATGTTTTGTAACAGTTTCAGGTAGTTCTAATTTAATCAATCGGCACTTAGTAACAATATCGATATCAACGTGGCCACCCATTAGTTGGCAAAGCAGATGGCTGATACCATCTGTGTCCCAATCTGTGTTTGCTACTGGAAAAGCAATTTCCACTGTGCCAGATGTAAGAGTTTTAAGTTCTTTTTCATCGCCTAATACAATGCAACTATGGTTTTCGAACAATTCATCCGTTTCCCATTCGTTGCGTACATTGGGGTTTCCTACACTTTGACCAATGGCTAAATTCCATGCTGCTTCTTTAAGATTAGCTGAACTGTACATATCATATGTGGCAATAAAGTAATCATTTTGATTAATCTCATCTCTTGTTCTAAAGAACTTCATATTTGTCTCCTGGTATACTTGGTACTTTAACACACAATATCCGGCAGTCTTCGTGGAAGACTGGATCAGCAACTACTCCAGGATCAAACCAAAATACATCACCGGAGTGTAATTCTTCTCCTGCAATAGTCATATGACCCTGTATCAATACATTATACTCTGTTCCAATTTTGTGATAATGTGCCGGCCACACTTCCCCTTTCTTATGAGTAAGTAGTCCAACTTCAAATTGATCAGTTTTAAGTACAGATGGTTCAAAATTTCCAATAAACCATCCTCTAACAAATTCATTAATGTTTCGCTTTATCATATTAATTTTTTTGAAATACAGTCAATCCAATTCCATTTGGAAATGCAGGGGTATATTGATCAGCTTGATGAAACTCACCGACTTTTGTTAAATTTGGTAAAGCGTCTGGGATCTCAGCAACCCACTGTGTTATTTCTGTAATATGCGCAGTATCATGAAATATTAAATATCCGCCCTGTCTAACGATTGGCAAATAATTTATAGTATCATTTTTTACACCGTCATACGTGTGAGCTCCATCGATGAAAAGTATATCATACTTTTGAGTTTCTGATTTTTTTAATGCTTCGTCGATAACACGTTGTTCGGCTGAAGATCCTATAATTTCAAATAGAGGAATATCTTTAAGATTTTGTGGCCTATTTAAATTTTTTCTATCATTTATATAGAAAGCTGGCCACTCTGCTCCGTTGTCATCTATAATAAGTAATTCTTTAAATTTTAAAAAATTATACATACTTCGAGTGGTTCCGCCGGCGCATGCACCAATTTCTGCATAATAATCTAATTTTTCGCCCGATATTTGTTTTTTTAAAAAGAACTCAATGCAGCTGGCAAGTTCTCCGGGTCTTTGTTGGATCATTAAATTTAATTGGCTTGATACCCCAGCTGGCCCCCCAAAATGATTATCGTTAGTAGGACAAATCCCACCAACATGCACAATCCAATCGTATATTTCTTTATGTAAAATTTTTTCTACCCCTATAATGTAAAAATCTCTCTAAATCAATAGGCACACCTACCGCATGATGTTGTTCGATTGGAATATGATATATACCTATCTTTAGACCTTTCTTAATCATGTAATTATAGGTAGGTGCTATATAAAATTCTTCATTTGGCGCACGATCATCGGCCACCATCATATCATAAGCACTCTGTACAAAATACTTTCCATGTTTCCAATAATGTATACCATTTAGACTGATATTACTAATGACTTCTTTTTCACGCATTTCGATCACTAAACCTTTGGAATCAATTCGTGCATAACTATTTTTATCAGTGTCACTATAATAAGTCACTACTGCGCCATCGTACAATCTAACATTATGAAAAAATAGATTAGAATTCCATTCCATAATCTGATCACAATTGGCCGTGATTAATTCATCTTCATTATTGATTAAATTTTCAAATAATAACACCGAACAGGCCGGACCTTCAGTAGTTTTATCTACAGCCACAAATTTCGGATTTCTAACAGTTTTGGATATAACGTCTTTAGTAATGTCCAAAAATTCATCTTTACGTAAAATAAAATGCCATCGTGCATCTATATCCAAACTTTCTATGGCCCTAACGATCATAGGTTTACCATTAACATCTATTAGAGGTTTTGGAAGATAATATTGGTCTTTGGGAAATCTTGATCCCATACCGGCCATTGGAATTACGATATTAACCATAGTTATATTTATTTGGTAAAATTATTGGTTGATTTGTTCTTGATAATTTTGTATACTTATTATATGACATTTACAAAGGAGAATCAAATGTCCGTTGAAACTACTCTTGAATCTTTGCGGAATTTTTGTCTTACCAGCACCGGTGATACTCATCGTTGGCTCGGTAAGCAAGGTACTTATCATTGGAATCTAGGCCGTGACGCAGGTCCTGGACAGATTGTTAACGGCGTGGTGCGTAAGCTGGCCGGTAAGGACGCCGCAGGTAATGAAATTTGGGTCGTTGCTGGATCTCTAAAAATTGATCCTAATGGTGCTATTCTTCGTTTTACCGGACTACCACGTAAGACGCAGAAGATTTTGGAATCTACTACACCTATTGTTATTATGGATAAGATTGCCGAGGTTGCTTAATGTTTAATGTCGACTTTACCATCGATTGGCCCAAATCCTCTCGATGGGGAGTTATTTTTAATAAAGATTGGTCTCTATCTAAAAATAAAGCTGTAGAGGTCAATTTTTATAAAACTTCTCATATTATCAACTTTCATCTAAATGCTCAATTTGTCGGCGTAGATCACGCCGGTGCCAGTGTTTCTATAGGTCTGGTTGGCCTAAGTTTAGAAATACGGTTGTATGATTCCCGTCATTGGAATTATAATGCTAATCGTTGGATGACTGAAGAAGAATTCATCTTGGAGATGAAGGCCGAATAAAGGTATCTAATTATGAGTATGCATTTGGCACATCCTGCTCTTACAACCACAGGTAAGAAGAAGGGTAAGAAAAAGTGGGCTTCTGCTGAACACAAGCGTCGTGCTGAAATGGCTCAGACCATGAAAGCTAATTTGTACAGCGAGTACAATATCACTCCGCAGAAACGTAATAAGAAAGGATTTACGGCGCCTACCTATAAACCCAATTACGATCATCCTCGGTATGAGCGAGATGATTCCACCAGAAACATTAAAAGTTTAGAATCTACTTGGGCAACCTGTGCCAAACCTGTCGATCGAAAATATACAGGAGAGAGGCAACTGATCGGCATAGCCGTAATGCATAAATCTAATCTGGTACCGATCTTTGCAGATAATAAAGAAGTAGCGATAGATATTGCCAGAATGCGACGATAATATAATAAAAATAAGGGGAGTCGTGTGTCTTTAAAAATCGAAGACTATCCGGAATTTCAAAAAGTTTGTGATGTTAAAGATGATGGATCAGGAGGATGGTGGTATCAAAATATCAATGAAGAACTAATGTATTCAACCCATAGGTCTTGGCTATATTGTATTGTGGTAAACGGGATCATTTTTAAAATAGGGGAAACTGGAAATCCCCTGGGTATTGCCCAACAACAAGCACAGGAACAATACGATAATCAAACGCAGCCTATTACAGGATCGCAATCCAGGCTGGGGCGATATCGCAAAATGCAGGATGCCACTGACGGAGAAATTAGAAAAAAACTTATAGGATTTGTAGAAGCAGAAGTAGTCAGCATCTACGCTAAAAAATGCGAAATTATAATTCGCGAGGAAATGATACGCGATCAAAAAATTCAAGTTCATTATGCATCTCATAAAGATCAAGAGATAGCCTATTTGGATTTTATTAAGAATTCTGTAGGTATTTTTCCCATGCTGAACCAGTGTAGGAAATAAATATTTTAATGAATAACACTTTATCTTATAAATTCACCGCGTACTTAACTCTACTTAGCGGATTAACTATTTCTGCGGTAGCGGTCTATTATTCAGTCGCGGGGTTAACAGCTATCTTTTCTGCTGCTGTTATTCCCGTTATTGTAATGGGGGTGGCCTTAGAAATCAGCAAATTGGTAGCTACCGTTTGGTTAAAACAAAATTGGAATATTGCTCCCAAACTGATAAAACTTTACCTCATGTTGGCCATTATAGTTCTTATGATTATTACCAGCATCGGAATTTTTGGCTTTTTAAGCAAAGCACATAGCGACCAAAGTTTAGTATCTGGTGATGTGCAATCTCGAATTGCGATCTATGACGAAAAAATTCGTGTTGAAAAAGATACTGTTGACACCGATCGCAAAGCTTTGAAACAAATGGATGAGGCCGTTGATCAAGTCATGGGGCGTAGCAGCGACGAGAAAGGTGCAGATAAAGCCGTTGCTATTAGAAAATCACAACAAAAAGAACGTGCTCGTTTATTAGAAGAAATCTCATCTTCTCAAAAGAGGATTGCGAAACTCAACGAAGACCGCGCACCAATTGCAGCAGAAAATCGTAAGGTGGAAGCAGAGGTGGGGCCGATCAAATATATTGCTGCTTTCTTCTACGGTACTACTGATCAAACCATTCTGGAAAAGGCAGTCACCTGGGTAATATTGATTCTTATTTCAGTATTTGATCCGTTGGCAGTTATATTGTTATTGGCCAGCCAATATAGTTTTCAAAATTTAAAGAATCAAAATAATATACCAAAAAAAATTGAAGAGTCACCCGCACCTGTTGAGGAACAAACTTTAGAAGAAATACCTATTACTCCAGAAAATTATGTGCAAAATGAAGAACAAACAAAGAGTAATCTTTGGTCCACTTCGACCGGTACTATAAGTCAAAAAGAGTATATGTCTAAAAGTCAAGAATCTTTGGGAGTGTCGGCAGAAGATCGAATAACTTCCTTAGCCTCGAGAGTTCGTTCTAAATTAATGAAATTAAATGAAGTTCCTGAAAATTTAAGAGACCAAGTTAAAAATAAACTTTAATGACCAATAAAATTACCCTAATTACCCCTCCGGATATCTACGAGAATGGAAACCTCAGTCTTTTGTTTATGCACATCAACGATCAAGATCAAGAAATGGTAAGTCGTTGGTTGGCAGAAAGAGAATTATCCAGTAATATTAACTTTTACATTTATAATGGAGAAATTGATATTCCTTGGCTATTATGGGCCGTTAATCTTTGCCAATACAAATATATAGATCTTGATTTAACAAATGAACTTTCGAAGTTAATAAGTAGTTATATATTAAGTAAAAATAATTTTTATTATAAAACAGCCGATGAAAATTTAGCTGCACTTTATAGTCATATTAACAATAATCGTGTAGTAAAAATTGAATCATTTTTAGAAAGGGCATTAAGTGAACAAAACAAATAAACAGACCTGTGATTTTTGTGGTAAAGAAAAAGAATATGTAGGAAAACTAATAGTAGGCGAAGTTGCTGCAATCTGCAATGATTGTGTTTCTCTCTGTGTCGATATACTCAAAGAAGAAAAAATCAAAGATTTACCAGGAGATAAAAAGTTATTAAATCCTGTTCTGATTAAAGAATATTTAGATGATTATGTTGTAGGGCAAGAAGAAGCTAAAATTGCCCTTTCGGTCGCAGTCAGCCAACATTTTAAAAGAGTTAATAATCCATCTGCAACAATCAAATTAGAAAAAACCAATGTTCTATTATTAGGGCCAACCGGATGCGGTAAAACTATGATAGCTCGAAAGATTGCAGAATACTTAGGCACGCCATTTGCTATTTGCGATGCTACAGGTATTACAGAAGCAGGATATGTAGGTGACGATGTAGAAAGTATTTTGTCAAGATTGATTGCTGCGGCAGATGGGGATATTGAAAAAGCCAGTCGCGGTATTGTTTATATTGACGAAATTGATAAGATTGCTCGTAAAGGTGAAAACGTCAGTATTACCAGAGATGTTAGTGGAGAAGGTGTACAACAAGCTCTGCTCAAAATGATCGAAGGATCTATTATGCGTATTCCCAGCACCGGAAAGCGCAAACATCCCAATAGTGACATGCAAGAAATTGATACCAGCGGAATCTTGTTTATTTGTGGTGGCGCATTTGTTGGGATTGATAAAATTATTCAACAGCGTACAAATGCTCGTGGTATTGGGTTTAATGCCGAAGTTGAAAATAAAAAGGAACACGAAAACATTTATCAACATGTTACTAACAAAGACATCATACAATACGGATTTATTCCCGAATTTGTGGGAAGATTTGGTTTAATAGCCAATGTCGATGAACTTACCGTAGAAAACTTGGTACAGGTTTTGAAAGAACCTAAAAATAGTGTTGTTAAGCAATATCAATATATTTTTGAATTAGATAATATTGATTTAGAATTTGAGGATTCTGCACTAACACATGTAGCAGAAAAAGCCAAAGAGCTTAAAACTAATGCCCGAGGTCTAAAGAATATCATTGAAAAGGCCCTATTGCCTTATCAATTTGATGCTGTAAACCTTGTTGAGCGGGGCCTCAAGAAAATCTTGATAAGTAAAGACGCGGTAGAAGGAAAACCCGCCACATTAATCTTTAATAAAAAAGTGAAAACAAACAATGGCTAAAAGATATAGTAAAGAAACTGTAGTTTTACGTGGAAACAAAGTCATCGTAGGGGATATGCCTATTAATGCAGCTCTGCGCAAATTTAAGCAACGGGTAGATGATTCTGGTATTTTGGAAGAATTTAAGAAACGTATGACCTACGAAAAACCCACTGTTGAACGTAAACGACGCGCTGCTGCTGCACGCAGTCGATGGCTTAAAAAACAGAAAGAGTTAAATCAAATCGCTCGATACGATTAGCATTGACAAATCATTACGTTGGCCTTATAATATATCTTATTTGAAAGGTAATAATCTTGGCTAAACATCTGATGATTGATATGGAAACTATGGCAGTTTCGCCCTCGGCTGTAGTTCTGTCTTTGGGAGCTGTTCATTTTGATCCTTGGAGCAATGGTATCAAAGATCAAATATACTTCCGCATCGATCTGGATGATCAGGATAAATTAGGTAGAGAAATTGATCCCAATACGCTCGACTGGTGGGCTAAACAAGATTCTGCCGTCATGGAGGAAGCTTTTAGCCCAGACGATCGTATTCCTCTGGCAGAGGCTATAGATCGTTTTCATAAGTTTGCTTGGGGGTGTGATGCCTTTTGGAGTCACGGAGCTACCTTTGACTTGGTGATTATAGAAAACATCTATCGTCAACTAAATCGTACGCCACCTTGGAACTTTTGGCAACTGAGAGATACTCGTACTTTATTTGATCTGGGGCACGATCCTGATATGAGCAAAGAAGGCAAACATGACGCATTGCAAGATGCTATCCGTCAGGCTATAGGTGTTCAAAATATCTATGCCAAATTAAAGGTTAAAAAGAAATAAGTCTATTTAAACCAACCCAATTTCTTTCCTTCGATAACGCGCCGATCTGCTTCTTCTCTACTACCGGGTAAACGACTTGTCCAAATTAGTATTAGAACAAATAACAAACTCAACCCAACGATCAATTTCCAATTATGAGTAGTAAACCAAAGTATAATTAGGCTACCATCCATACTGCTAAACATAGCCCATTTAGCCCAAGTTGGAAATACACTACGCTCACTCCAATTTTTGATTACTGGCCCGAAGAGTTTATGGTTGAGCATGTAGCTGTGAAAACGCTTGTTGCTACGTGCGAAACAGTAAGTAGCACCAATTGCGGGTGTACTCCAAGGAAGTCCGGGCACAAAGGTACCCAAATAGGCAATCCCCAAGCAGACCAGTCCTGCTGCAAACCAAAGTGTTTTTTTAATTTTTTCCATGACATACCCTTTTGTTTATTTAACACAAATTAAATAGTTGACAAATTTACCAATTCAGTGTATAATCCTACAATGAAACTGAAAAAATTGACCAAACAATATCGTGGACATAAACACTTTAAGTATTGTGATGAATTCACATACAAGGATGGTCAAAAGTTTATGGAACGCCGTACGTGGTGTTGGGAGCAATGGGGGCCCAGTGCAGAATTGGATTTGTGGCAGGGTGTGTTTGATAGTCCCAGCAAAAACCCGCAATGGTGCTGGATTACGGATCAACATAGAATTAGAATTTATTTGGCTACTGATGCAGAGGCCAGTTGGTATGGCTTAAAATGGAGTTGATATGAAAATTAGTCTTGTAAGTGATCTTCATTTGGAATTTGGCTATCAGGAACTACCTGGTGGTGAGGTACTAATTTTGGCTGGCGATATTGCCGAAGCTCGTAGCATACAACGACACCACCATGAAACTAAACTAGTATCAGACTCTCCTAATGAGAAATATCGTTGCTCGGAGTTCTTTGCACACGAATGTAAGAAGTATGACCGGGTGTTTTATGTTATGGGAAATCACGAACACTATCATGGTAAATTTCGGGATACTTACGATACACTTAAGTACATGATGCCCGATAATGTTACTCTTTTGGAAGATGAAGCATTAGAATACAATGGTGTCCTATTCTTAGGTGCTACGCTGTGGACCGATCTCAATCGGCGTAATCCCATTACGGCCTATCATCTTAAAGATGGTATGAATGATTATCACGTGATCATGCATCGCAGCGATGGGCCAAATACTTCGTATAACAAACTACGTCCTGAGTATACCTGCGGAGTACATGAAAAAACTCTACAATATTTTCAAATTGTGTTGAGCGAGAATCGTGATAAACCTGTGGTAGTTATTACTCATCATGCTCCCAGTTTCGAAAGCGTGGATGATAAGTACCGCCATGATTATCATATGAATGGAGGTTATGCCAGCGATCTCAGTGAGTGGGTTCTCAACAACGAGAATATTAAATATTGGGTTCATGGCCATATGCATAATCCTGTTGATTATATGATCGGAAACACTCGTGTATTGAGCAATCCTCGAGGGTACGTTGGTTACGAAGATAACAATGGGTTTGATCCTAATTTTAACTTTGAGATTTAATTATGAAACAAAAAGTAGTAGATATTAAAACTTATCGTGATCGTAAGCTGCTAAAAGAAGCAGTCAATAAAAAAGTCGTGATCTTTTATCCAAAGATATATCTTAAGGATGTGCAGTGGACATTAGAAAAGCCACCTACAAAATAACTTTAGTAGAAGTTGGGTACCTAAATAATAAAAAGCCCGGAGTGCTGATCGAATTTCCAGATTGGGGTGAATGGGGAACTATGTTAGAACCCAGTTTATTTGAACAAATTAGTGATTGGTGCGGTCGTAATCGTTGCGGACACAGAATAGCCTATGATGAATTTATATTTGATAATGAACAACAGCGTGCTATGTTCATATTGAGATGGTCATGAAATATACGCCCGGTGAATCTTACGAACAATGGGCCGAAAAAGTTAAACAATATGAGCTTGGTAGGGCACTGATGCAAGTAGCACAAGGACAAGATCCTATCTTAGTTTTAGAAAAAATGAGTCACAGTATTGTAGAAAAAATGATGCATCCGTTGACACAGGCCATAAGAGACGTAGCCAAAAAGAGAGAAAAATGAACAAACTAGATTTACATGGCGTTAGACACGGTGAAGTTGATCTTATTGTAGAAAATTTCATTCTAATGAATCAAAATGATCTACCCTTAGAGATTATCTGCGGTAATAGTGAACGTATGATCGAATTAGCCTTAATGGTAACTCGTAGATTAGGCTGCACAACTTCTACAATAAAATACGGTACTATAATTGTAAGAAACATATAATAGTGAATTTTGATCCTACAGTAATGCAATCTCTATCCAAAAGTTTAACAGAAAAGCTGCTGCATCTCCTATATCTTGCGGATAGAAATCAACTTGACATAGGAAAGATATTAAAGTAGTATAAATAATCTAGCAAGTACCTAATGGACTTGTTAAAATTCTTACTTTTAAAGGAGAACAAAAATGAGAATGAAATCACCCGTTCTGGGCATAGATCTCGGAACCACTAATAGTTGCGTTGCAATCATCGAAGCAGGATCCCCAAAGGTTATTGAAAACGCAGAAGGTGCTCGTACGACACCCTCTATTGTTACCTATACAGATAAAGAAATCCTGGTAGGAGCCAGTGCTAAACGCCAGGCTGTTTCAAATCCTAAGAATACCATCTACGCAGCCAAGCGTTTAATTGGACGTAAGTTTACTGAAGAGGCTGTACAGAAAGATATTGACCTAATGCCCTACAAGATTGTAGAGGCCAAGAACGGAGATGCTTGGGTCAATGCTAACGGAGAAGATTTAGCACCTCCGCAGATTTCAGCAGAAGTTCTTCGTAAAATGAAGAAGACCGCAGAAGATTATTTAGGTGAAGAAGTAACTCAGGCAGTTATTACCGTACCTGCTTATTTCAACGATAGCCAACGTCAGGCCACTAAGGATGCAGGTAGGATTGCAGGATTGGAAGTCTTACGCATTATCAACGAACCTACTGCGGCTGCATTGGCATATGGTGTAGATAAGCAGGATAAAAAGGATCGCAAGGTTGCGGTCTATGACCTCGGCGGTGGTACATTTGACGTTAGCATTATTGAAATTGCTAATGTCGATGGAGAGAAGCAGATCGAAGTATTGAGCACCAATGGTGATACATTCCTTGGTGGTGAGGACTTTGATCAACGTATTATGGATCATCTGGTTGAGGAATTCCTCAAGGATACAGGTATTGATCTAACGAAGGATGTACTGGCACTACAGCGTCTTAAGGAAGCCGCCGAAAAGGCCAAGATTGAACTATCCAGCAGTACACAGACTGATGTCAACCTTCCCTATGTTACGGCAGATGCTAATGGACCAAAACACCTTAATGTTAAATTAACCCGTGCTAAGTTAGAAAGTCTGGTTGAAAAGCTAATTCAACGTAGCATTGAGCCGTGTAAGACTGCTATGGCTGATGCTAAGGTTGCCCCCGGCGACATTGATGAAGTTATCCTGGTAGGTGGTATGACACGCATGCCCAAGGTACAGGAAACTGTTGAAAAGCTGTTTGGCAAAGCACCCCGCAAGGATGTTAATCCTGACGAAGCTGTTGCAGTGGGTGCAGCCATCCAGGGTGCTGTTCTTTCAGGAGATCGTAAGGATGTTCTCCTACTTGATGTTACTCCATTAAGCCTAGGCATTGAAACACTTGGCGGTGTAATGACCAAGTTAATTCAGAAGAATACCACAATTCCTACCAAGGGTACACAAGTATTCAGTACTGCTGAAGATAATCAGCCCGCTGTTACTATTCGGGTATTTCAAGGTGAAAGAGAACTTTGCCAGCACAATAAGCTGCTGGGAGAATTCAACTTAGAAGGTATTCCTCCTGCTCGGCGTGGTACTCCACAAATCGAAGTTACATTTGACCTCGATGCCAACGGTATCATGCATGTTAGTGCCAAAGACAAGAATACTGGTAAGGAAAACAAAATTACTATTAAAGCTAACTCAGGCCTATCAGATGCCGAAATTCAGCAGATGATTAAGGACGCCGAACTTAATGCAGAAGAGGATCGCAAGCAGAGAGAATTGATCGATGCACGTAATTCTGCCGAAGCGTTGGCACATAGTACACGTAATGATCTAGCAGAAGTTAAAGATAAATTAACCAGTGATCAGATTAGCAAAATCGAATCTGCTATTAGCGATCTAGAAACCGCTGCTAAAGATACAGATCGTGAAGCTATTCAGCAAAAGACCAGTGATTTATTTGCAGCAGCACAGGACATTCAACAGGCCAAGGCCGCAGCAACTACAGAATCCACAGAGTCAAAAAAAGATGACAATGTGGTAGATGCGGAGTTTACGGAGACTTGACGTCGGCCGTGATTTCGTGTATAAATATTTGTGTAGGGCACCTAATGGGCCCTACACCATGATTCTTACTTAATAAAGGAGAAATATGATGAATCAATTAGTACGGTTTGACACAAACGCTCTAAATAGAGCACTTATTGGTTTTGACACATTGTTTGACAATTTCGAAAGACGGTTTGCCAATCAAATCAATACCAACTATCCTCCACACAATGTTCTTAGAATTGATGAGGAAAATTATGAAATTCATTTGGCTGTAACCGGTTTTGAGCCGAAAGAAATTTCAGTTGAACTTGATCAAAATACTCTTGTGATTAGAGGAGAAAGAGAAGAGTCGGCTACAGATGAGACACAGTATATTCACAGAGGTCTTGCTGCCCGTAACTTTACCCGAGGTTTCCTATTGCCCGATCATTTCGAAGTCGGGGATGCGGAAATTAAGAATGGCGTTCTTAAGGTTGCCCTTAAGCATGTCATACCTGAGGCTCTAAAGCCTCGTCAGATTAAAGTCAACGCACTTTAACGAACAAAGTGGGGGAGTTTTTCTCCCCCACTTTACCAAATAGGAATATTATGGCCACCGAAGATATTGTTATCGAAAAGAAAAAAGTTACATCAAAAGAACTTAAAGAACCTCCTAAATATAAAGTTGTTGTGTTAAATGATGATGTTACTCCTATGGAATTCGTCATAGCTATGTTGATGTCATTATTCAAACACAGTCAAGATAGTGCTGTTAACCTAACAATGGAAATTCATCAAGAAGGTAGTGCAGTAGCTGGAATATATTCCCACGAGATTGCTGAACAAAAGGTACTCGATGCTACTACTATGGCTCGTAATAACAGGTTTCCTTTGATTTTAAAGGCAGAGGTTGAATAACGCATAATATAAATATCAGTATGAGTCTAAAAGAATTAACTAAAGATAGTCATACTGCTGCTGAAAAAACTCCTTTTATGAAGTCGGTTTTTAAGGGGACAATGACTCAAGATATTTGGGCAGATTGGACATATCAAAAATCACTTTTTTATAACGCAATCGAAAGTTCTGCAGATGCCGCAGTACTATTGATAGGCATGCACGATCTGCGAAGAACATTCTTATTATTGTCAGACTATAAGGCCATGGTCAAAACTGATACTGTAACTTATTACAAAAAGAGTGTACTCGACTACTACCAATATATAATGAACTTGTATCCCAATAGGGATCGAATTATGGCACATCTTTATGTCTGGCATATGGGGGATCTTCACGGTGGGCAAATGATTAAGAAGGTTTTGCCCTTTAGTCACAAAAATTTAGAATTCGATCGGCCTGACTCACTTAAGAGCATGATTAGACAACAATTAGATGACAGCATGGCAGAGGAAGCCAATGTAGCGTTTAATTGGGCTATTCGTATGATGGGCGAGTATGATGAACAATTCAACATTTAATCAAAGTATAGATTGTGCATTAAAAATAAATGCACGTCTACGTAATAAGGGTAATCTTGTAGATCAGTATATAGATGATCGATACGGTATTAAAGATTTAGTTTATATTTCCTCTTGTTATCGTAGAGCACACGTTAGCATAATTGATGCACGCGAAACCAAAAAACTTTGGTTATTACACTTTACTATATTCCCCAATATTAATGATCCCAGTCCTATCTATGGATTTGACGTTATAGCAGGCCCTACCCGAGTCAGCGGTGCATTTCACGATTTTAGTGCAGGCGGAGATACTGCTCACCCCATGATGCAGTGGTTTTCTAACAGAACACAGGGATTAGAGTGGAACAAAGCACGCACATTGCCCGAATGGGCACAGAAAATTTTTAGTCCTAATATTGTAGCTATCGGTGCCGTAGGACCCGAAGAGTTAACAAATTTTATTGATTTAGGGTTAGAAACCTTGGATTATTACTTAGATAATGTGGGACAAAATACTGAACATGATTATAGCAGTAAGCACAATGAATATTGTTACTATCAGCGTCAAAACCCGCATACACCCCGTGTATTAGTTAATTTAGGTTTCTCAGAACAGCAAGCAAAGGATTTTGTAGAGAATAATCTATTCCCTAAAATTGCATAAATATTAATTATGCGTTTATTTGAAATAGAAAATCTCAACAACATTATAGGATCTGTTCCGCAATCTGATTCTGATAATTTAAATGTTTTAACCAAATCACGTAAAATAGCTGCTCCTTTCAAGGCAGAGGGGTTTGATCCAAACAATCCTAAACATGCCTGGTGGAGTACAAATTTTAATAAACAAAAAAATAAAGCTCCACTCAAAGGGCTCTCGTGGTCAATTACAAAAGAATATGCCTGGGATTTAATTAATAATAAACAACATTGGGTCTGTGCATTAACCGGATTGCAAATGACTGAATCACCGGGAGGAAGAAACCCAAACCAAGCAAGTCTCGATAGAATAGATTCTAAAAGAGGATATGACCGAGGAAACGTTCAATATGTAACATTGCAGATTAATCTTGCTAAAAAAAATATGTCAGATTCCGATTTTATTGAAATGTGTAAAAGAGTTGTTAAACATAATTTTTGATTTTTCTCAAATCTCCCCACGAAAATAATTTTTTTATAAATACCGTTGCAGACACAGAAATGAGGCGCACATTTCGGCGGGTGTCGCCGGATCTGCAACCGGCAAGGGCACTTACGGGTTTATTGGTTGCCCGGGAGTAAAAATATGAAACAACGTAAATTGATTCATAAGATGTATGAAGCCTGTATTGAGCATGACGATAAGAAGATTGAGAAACTTCGAAAGAAGGAATTTCGCAAGATTTTTAAGCATAAGGAAAAGGGCAAACCGTTTGGGCCAAAATGGACCGTTGTTAAAGTTTAATTAACAACATCAAGGGCAATAA